GGCGCTGTACACGGTGTACCATGTGACATAGTGGATGTAATCAGCCATGTGCGACGTCCTCCGCATCGTGGAGGGCTGTGAGCAGCCCATCTGCTGCCGCGCTATAGACCTCTGATTTTTCCCGGCAGATGACCCGCAGCCAGATGTCTCCCGTGAGCGCGGACTCCGTTGCAAGCCGCGTGGCTGTTTTCAGGTGCTCTTCGGCCTGCTGCCGAATCAACTCTTCCAGCTTCATGCGCCCTTCTCCTCATCCTGCGGATACTCCGGGTTCCTGGCATGGTTGCGGACGATTTTGCTGTAACCGCTGCGCTTATACCGTTTGTTGTCCTCATACATCCCATAAAACGACATCGCCAGCCCGGCAGTGGATGCAACAATAATCCAAGGCGCGGCATGTGCAGCCTCGGCGATGCCCCAGCCGCCCCAGCAGGTCAGCGCAACGGCCAGCCAGGAGCAGGCCCAGCGCACCGCCTGCACCGCGCCGATAATAGCCAGCAGACCTACCGTGCCGGTGGCGACAAACGATTTGAGTTTCATTCTCTTGGTTCCTCCTTTGTATAAACCTTTTTGAGTTCGTAAAAGTCCTTCACCCACGCCATAAACCTGGCGCGGGAGATGTCAGGGCAAGGCTCTTTTGTTCCTACGGATGGCTTTGACCATTCCGGGAAAACTCCCGCCTGAATCTGAGCTCCCAGGACCTTTTCGGTCTTTGAGATGTTGTTGTCCCGAAGGATCTGGACGCATTCGCCTATCGTAAGGCTCGGCTTCTGCATGGCCTGCTCCTTTCTATCAATGTCTCAGCACAACATTGGACGAATGAACCAGATAGGTCACGCCGTCAATCTTCACTTGCAGCTGGTCGCCCTCGTAATCGTCCCAACTGTTCAATTTCCCCTCGACAATCGTTCCATCAGGCATTTTCAGCTGTGCCCAGCTGTATTCATAGGTCAGGTCAATAACCTGCTTATTGCATCCTGCCATCAGCAAAGCGCTTGCCAATACGGACACTACGCCTACAATAACTTTTTTCATGCTTATACCTCTTTAACAAACTTCCCGGAGGTGGTGGTGTTCCTCTGGGCAGCAGCTGCGGCAAACAAACTGGTCTGGCCGTTGGTCTGCTGGATCAGCATCACGGTGTTGGTGCTGGGCTTCCAGCGCTGGATATACTCCACGGCTTCATCGAAGCGCTTGCGGGGGATGTTGCCCACGCTGTTTACCCTGAACCAGTCCTGCACATCGTGGTTGCACTCGCTGTACACCTTGCTGCGCACGTGGTTGTCGATGTAGGCCGGGGTGTCCTCGCCGCCCAGCGCCCCAATGACGGCCCGGCTGATGGCCTTGCGCAGCACACGCTGCTGGTTGTAATCCACCGTCATGGTGTTCTCCAACGCGGTGAGCCGCTCTTCCTGCCGCTGGGTGCGGTTGTCCAGCATAAACAGCGCCTGCATCTCCTTGCTGAGCTTGGGCATCATGTAGCTGCCGGTCTTGCGCAGGGCGGGTAATACTTCGCTTGTCACCCAGCGCTTAAACCGCACCGCACCTTCCAGCTTGCTGCCAAAAATCAGGCTGTACACGCCGGATTCGTTGATGGTTGCAATCGGCTGTTTGCCACCGGGGGTGTCCATTTCGTTCACCCCTCTGTCCTGTTCATCAACATGATCACGAATCGCCTTCTGAGGGTTGCTGTACCCCAGCGCTGCGGCCACGTCCTTGCCCACGAACCAGGGTTCACCGTTCTGGTCTACCGTGCGAATGTCCCCGAACTCGGGGTTGTTGAAAATCTGAATGTTTGCCATGCGAACCTCCTTAAAAAACGCCTTTCAGTGAATGCACTGTAATTCCGAAGACCGATACTTCATGGCTTCCGTCACTGTAACGTGTAGTTTTTCCTCCCAAGCTACCGATTGTTAAGATTATGTGTCTATACCTCTTGCAAAAATCCATCCCAATATCGCTCGGGTATCCATCTTGTAGGCCTTCAGACCTGTGTTTTTGCATCATGCTCCAATAGCTATTCAAATCTAGAACGACGCTTTCAACGCACTCCTCTGGCGTTCGTTCTTCCCACTTACTCATCATCGTAGACCACGATCTCGTTCAGTGTGACCTTGAAATACTTTGCAAGTTTGAGCAGCTGCGAGATACTGGGTCCGTAAATCGAGCGCTCCCACTTTCCGATTGCGCCATTGCTCAGGCCTGCCGCCGCCTCCAGATCGGTGCGGCTCAATCCGTGCAACTTGCAAAACTGGTCGATTTTTGAAACATTCACTAGCAATTCTCCTTTCCGGGCTTGAAAATCACTAGAAAATATGCTACTATGTAGTTGCGAGGTACAAAGTGAATAAAATCTAGCGTCTGCCCGATATAATATTGTCAGGGGCTTTGGTTTTGCTTGCCCTGTGCTTAGTATTATACTAGCCAAGTGGCTATTTTGCAATAGTCAATTTGCAATTTAGTGAACATTTGGCTATTTTTACAAAATAGCGAGGTCTTTTTTATGCGAAATGTGGAGAGGGCTAAAAAAATCGCTACCGAAAAAGGAATCAATGTTTCTTTTGTATGCAGAGAGGTCGGAAAAAGCCGTGGCTATATTTCGCAAATGCTAGTAAGTGGGCGTGACTTCCCAGATGAAATGCTAGCGCCAGTAGCCAATGCGCTAGGTGTCACGGTCGAAGAGTTGACCGGTGAAGAGCAAAAAGAAAAGCCCAGCACCCCGGAGACGGTAAGCCTGAGTGGGCTGTCTCCTGAAGATGCTGAGCTTGTGCAAAAGATTCTGAACGCTTCGGAAGCGAAAAAGAACGCGATCCGGGAGCTGCTCTGAATCAGCCGTTTAGAATATCGAGGACTTTCTGACGAAATGCAGGGTCACTCTTAAGCTTTTCGATGATTCTTTTGATTTCGTCCTGGCTGAAAGATGTGTCCTGCATTTTGCTTTGTCCTCCTTATATAATTGTTATGTGTGAGGTGTTTCCCGTGATATGGAATGTTGGATTTCGGAAAAATATCACGCGGGTTATCAATGCGGTCTTCAAGAAAAAAGACGATCCTGAAGCCCAAGAGCCGTTGCGTTTTGTGCGCCCGAACGCTAAGTGGAGCAAATCACCAGAGCCCGTTGTTTTAATCGATCCTGACACCGGGGAAGAATTTGTGGATTTCCCGGAGGAAACTATACCAGAAAGAATACGGAAGGTTCTGGATTCTTTTTTGGTGATCGAGCAAACATCAGATATTGAAGTTTTGTTTTCAAGATATGATCTGATCCTTGATACGCTCGATGAACTCAAGAAGTATGAGAGGATGGGGTTCAAATTTGATTTTAGCCCTACTGAGCTTTACAACATGATAAAGTTTTCTCTCTCCGACCTTTTTGAGGTTGTTGTCGAAAATTCTTATATCAAGCAGCTGGAAAAACTCCTGACCTTGAAAACTCAAAAGGGAAAAGCAAACTCTATTCAAAAATGGAAAGATTCTTTTTCGGATGAACGAATCACAAATTCAATGATGGGTTGCGTGGTTTTGCGTTTCGACAAAATGCAGAATTTTATAAAATCAAAAGGCGAGGTATAAACATGGCAAATATCTGCCCCATTTGCGGCGGCAAGCTGGGCCTGCTAAACCGCGAGAAGAGCGCGGACGGCCCGATCTGCGCCGGCTGCAGCAACTTTTTCTTTTCAAAATTGGGCATCCGGGCAGCAAAGCAACCGACATCTGCCCTTGCGGACTACTGGGCTACACTGGAACAGCGTCGGAAGGTGTTCAAAGAAACCGATTCCATCTATGATGGTGACGCACTCTTTGTGTCGATTGACAAACCCAACCGGCTGTTTTGCATTGGACACCGCAGCGGCGATAAAGGCCCTCGCATGATCTACAGCTTTGATGAAGTCGCTGGGTATGAATCTGATGCTCCTGACGATCTGACGGTGACAGAGACAAAGGGCGGTATTGGCCGTGCCGTGATCGGTGCAGCCGTTGCCGGGCCTGTGGGTGCGATCGTGGGCGCCGCCACCGCTAAAACAGAGACCCGCAAGGGTCGCAGTAAAGAGAGCGTGTCTATCCGCTTTGCGCTTCCACTGGGCGAAAGTAGCTTGCCGACAATGGTTTACCCCGGCGGGATGACTGCGTTTCTCAAGAGCTGCAAAGCCAGCCAGGAGAAGCCGCAGGATCCCGCTCCGGTTGCCACAAGCGCCGCCGATGAGCTTTTGAAGTTTAAGCGGTTGCTGGATATGGGAGCTGTTACGGAGGCAGAGTACAACGCCAAGAAAGCTCAGCTATTGGGCTTGTAACTCATTCACAACCGCATTATACAACTGTTGATTGTAATACGTCAAGCGCGTTTAATCGCGAAAAAATGCGTAAAAAATTTAGCATTTGCGCTGAATCGCTGAAATTTACGCTGACTTTTTGCTAAATACGCGCGTTTTGCGCGAACAACGTGCAAAATATGTACGTTGCTATCCGTGGTTGCAAGGTTGTTGCATTTTTTGCAACAGTTCAGCGGCAAGCTCCCCACCGGGTGCGTCTGCTGCGGCCTTGAGCTGCCGGAAATCCCCGGACTTGCGGATCACAAAAAGTCGAGCCCGAGCCTGTCCCTCGGGCGGCATATCCTCATAGCAGGCCAGCGCGGCGCGGATGTGGGTGCAAAACAGCTTCATCTTGTCCATCTTTAGTCCTCCCAAGGTTCAGGTGTTCGGGCCGTGCCGGTCAAAATGGTGGCAGGCATCCCGTCAATGATGGTCATTTCGTTTTCTTTGCCGTTTCTTTGCTCGAAATCCATTTTATTTCACCTCTGTTTTTGTTCAATTTGTCCAACTTGTCTTAGATTTTACCATTTTATGGGAAAACTTGAAGGACTTCCGCTCTGTCGAGTGGCATGGGTTTTTCCCATGTCACTTTTTGTTTTTATGGCATGGAAATTTGTGAGGTTATAATTGATGAGCTACTTTACTGCGGAAAAGCTTGGTGTCGCATTGGCGCGGGCCAGAGTCGCGGCAGGCTTGAGCCAAGTCGACATGGCCCGCCGGATCAACAAGGGAAAGGCTACGATCCAGAGCTGGGAGTGCGGGGCGTCCAGCCCACCGGCTGACAAGATAATGGACTGGTTCGAGGCTTGCGGGACTTCTCCGCTCCCCGCCATGCAAGAAATGCTGCACCCAGAACTTTATAAAGAGCCCGTACAGCGCAAATCAGACGAAGAGCTGGATGAGGCGCTTACAGAATACTTTCGCACAGCGCCGCGAATTGTAAAAGAGATGGTGCTGTTTATCCTTTTGGGCCGACATGGCAGCTATCCACCGGCGGTGTTTGCTGAGGTGTGTGCAAACCTGCACACTCCCTTGCAAAACAAGGTATCCGTCTGCGGCCAAATACTGGACAACTACGGGTTCGCCGTGGCTACAGGAACAGACCCGATCCCGTGGGAAGTCCAGCCTCCGGTGAGTCTGCTGCAGTCGGCATACCAGGCGGGAAAAGAGGCCGCGAAGAGCGGCGAGGCCGACTATACCGCAAAGCGAGGTGAAGAGCTTTGAAATGCATTCGCGCCTGCTGCCGTCGGGAAATACCGGATGATGCATCTTTTTGCCCATACTGCGGCAAGAAGCAGCCCGAAGCCACCCCGCAGCAAAGAAAAAAGCGCCGCCGCCCAAAGGGCAGCGGCAGTGTATATAAGTTGAGCGGGACGAGGTCAAAACCGTATGTGGCCCTGACAGCCAAGCGAGACGTTCTGGGGACGTTTGCGACGCCGGGTGAAGCGGTACAAGCACTGGACGCTTACAACGCCCAGAACACCCCCGCAGCGCGTCTGAAATGCACTTTTGCGGATGCCTACGCCCAATGGAAAGCGCAGCCCAAATTTGACAAGCTCGGCACTGACATGAAAAAGGGTTATGAGCTGGCCTATGCAAAGGCTGCGCCGCTGTATGACCGACAGCTCCGGGACTTAAAAGCCGCAGACTATCAACAGGTGATTGACCAGATGGTGGAAAAGGGACTCTCCCGCAGCTCCTGCGAAAAGCAGCGCACACTTTTCAGCCAGATCTGCGAGTGGGCAATGGCTCAGGACATCATAAACAAAAACTATGCCATGCTCTTGCAGCTCCCGGCGGCTACAGGCAAGGCAGAGCGCACCTTGACTGCTCAAGAGATCGAGCAGATTAGCAGCCGACAAGACGACCCGAAGCTTGGGCAGACAGCACAAATTGCAATGGTGCTGCTCTACACCGGTATGCGTATCGATGAGCTGCTCTCCATGCGCTGCGACGATGTGCATCTAAAAGAGCGGTATATGCAGGGCGGCGAAAAGACCGAGGCGGGCAAAAACCGCATTATCCCTATTTTGGACCCCATTTATAAAATTATTGCCTTTTGGATGCTTGACAGCGGCTGTGAGTGGCTGATACCGTCCAAAGCCGGTACAAAGCTGGACAAGCGCAACGTGGCTACAAAGTTTCGGGCCTTGATGCAGGAGTGCCACATAGAGGGGGTGCATCCGCATACGCTGCGCCACACGGCCAGCAGCAAGATGGTGGAGTGCGGCTTGGAAACGACTGCCGTGCAAGCCATCTTGGGTCACAAAAATTTCTCCACCACAGCAAACAAGTACGTCTCCCACAATGACCCGAATTATCTGTTGCAGGAAATGCGAAAGATGAAGTATTGATTTGTTAGATCGTTTGTTAGATTGTCACGTTCATTCAGGAGATTTTAAGGCATTTCAAGCAAAAAGAAAAACGCACGGACGATTTGTTTTAATCGTTCGTGCGTTTATTTTTGGAGCTGGTGACAGGAGTTGAACCTGCAACCCACTGATTACAAATCAGTTTTATTTTACGTTTTATCGAGAAGAAAGTCAAATTTGTTAGTCACGCGTTAGTTTATAAAACTCAAAAATTCAGCTTTTCAAGTTTTGTCTGTATGTAAAAATAACACATTTTGTGTCGTTTTACAATGCGGTTATCTTCCGCATGACCAACTCATACTCTTTCGGGTATGCAAGCTTTATGGCGCTCATGTGCTCATCAAGCACTTCCATCAAGCCGCCAAAGGGCGCGGCGCTGGCCGCTTCTACGAACTCGCTTTGCGGATTTGCTTTTGCGGAGTATGCCGCCGGGTAAGACGTAGGCGGCAGCGCTTGAGCCTGCGCTTCTGCCGGCGCTTGCTTTTCTTCCAGCTCGTTTCTCACGGTGCAGAGGGCGGCAAGCTTCTCCACGCTCTGCCAGTCCGTTGAACCGCATTTCAGTTTGTGGATATGGGTGTTGATCTCGTCAATGTCCATGCCTGCCGCCCTCCTCCCTTATGCATTGCGCAGAATGTCTGCCGCGCGCTTGTAAGCGTCTCGCTCTGCGCCGGTGGCGTCCTGCATCATGTCCTCAATGTCAGAGATCATGCGCTCACGGCCATCCGTGCGGGAGTAGTGTCCGCGCACATAGTGACGGCCTCGGTTTGCGTAGCTGTTGCCCCGATTGTAACCGTTTCCGGCATCACGGCCGAAGGTTCCGCGCATATCGGCTTCCCACTCGCCCGCACGGCTGTACTCGCCGCCCTCGCAGTAGTCCTCGATGCGGTGGATGTCCAGAATGATGTCTACGATCTCGCCGATCATCTCAACATCACCCGGGGATCGGTTCTTTTTGTCGGTCAGCTCCATGAGCTCGTCGCACATCTCATCCTTCAAATGATTCAGTTTATCCAGCATGACTTTATCTCCTTTCTTATGCTACCCGCTCAACGATCAGATTGCTGTTTGCAATGCCGACTGCCTGCGTACTGGTGTTTTTAACCGCCACGGTCACGCAGCAGCCACGCGGCACCTCGATGAACGCAGCCACGAAAACATTGAAGTAATTTTCGACTGCCGCCGGGGTGACAATCGCGGTCGCGCTGGTCAGCGACTCACCGCCGACAGCCAACGCCACTGAAATGGGTCCCACAGTGCCGCCGGTGGGAATGGCAATATTGCCGCCAAAGCTTACCTTAAAGCGAGCTTTGCACTGGTTTGTCAGGCCGCGCAGTGTCACGATACCCGCGCCCTCACGATGGACGATGCAAGCCGGGCCTTTTACGGCAGTCTCTGTCAAGGGAAGATTTTCCCCGGCGGATACCGTCACGATATTGGGATTCGTAAATTCAGCCATTTTATCGGCTCCTTTCATAAATAAAAGCGCCGGGACTTCTGCCCCGGCGCTCTGGTTTGCAAAATCAGCTCAGGGGCTGAACAGGTGACAAAATGACACCAGTTGCCATTATTTGGTTATGCGCAGCCGTTACAGCCGCATCCGGTGCCACAATTACCGTACTGGTACGGCGCAGGAACCGGGAAGGCAGGAACGGGACGCGGGTTGTAGTAGGCCAGCTGACCGCTCATGTATGCCTTGAGGGTCTCATTCTGCGCCGCCTGGGAAGCTGCAAGCTGAGCCGCAAAGAGCTGCTGGCTCTGCTCCGCAATCTTGGCGTCCTTTGCCTCGATGCGCTGAGCTGTGAGAGCGTCCAGGATAGCCCGGGCGTTCTGATTCTGGTTGTCTACGATGTCCCGGGTCGCGTTCTGCACGGTGTTCCGGGTCTCGCAGGACTGGGTAGCCAGATTGTAGTTGACGCCCTGGATAGCAGACCGGGTCTCGCAGCAGCAATTCTGCTGCTGCATCTGCATCGCAAAGAGCTGCTGCATGAAAGCGGCCTGCTGATTTGCGCGGCTGATCTCGGCGGACATGAATCCGTTACTCACGGTCTGCTGGACGCCGTTGATGAGCTGTGCCTGCTGGTAGAAACCGTCACACATACCGTTGTTTACGCCATCGATCTTGCGTTCGATGTTGGCGAAGTCGCTGGTCAGGATGTAGCCATCCACGACGCCGGCGCCGGCACCGGCGCGATTGCCGCCCCAGTTACCGCCCCAGCCGCAGAAGATGAAAAGGAAGAGCACGATGATCCACCACGAACCATCGCCGCCAAAGCCAAAGCCATTGCCATTGTTGGTATTGGCGGGCTGCACCGGCATAGTCAGGCCGATGTTGTCAGAAGAAAGAGACATTTTGTACTCCTTTCGGAATTTTTGATAAAAAGTGTATCTCGACCGTGGCCACGGTTACGACTTAGTGTAAAAACTGCTGGAACTGCTGAGCCATTGCCTGAAGCTGGTTGAGCTGATCTTGGCTCATCCGCCCGGATTGCAGGAGCTTTCGCACCTCCTGCTTTGGATCGCCCTGAAAATTAGCCTTGAACTGCTGGAACTGCTGCATCATCTGGCCGAACTGGCCCATAGGGCCGGGCATGGAGGATGCTTTGCCGCCGCCCAATGCATTAAAAAGAGGATTTGCCATGATCACTTGACCTCCGTTTCGGTTTTTGTGGGCTCCTGCTTTTCCAGTGCCGCACAGCGGGCCACCAGGGCGTCAAACTCCGCCCTGGTGACAAACTCCCCGCCGGGCTGTTGGACGGCCTGAGCGGGTATCTTAGCCGCTGTGGTGCGCTCTTTGTAATCAAAGACCCTGAGCGGCAGCGGCATTCCGCTTGCGTCCGTGCTCTTGATGTAAAAGGCGCTGTTCTCGCTGTCCATCAAGAGTACGCTGTTCCCGGCGGCTACCATGTAGGCTTTTGCGCCCTCTTCGCCCTGCACCCAGATGATCGGAGGCGTAGATGGGGAGCTTTGCCCTGTCGGTTGGCTCATCATGGGCGGCTGATACCCGGCATTCTGCCGAAGCTGCGTGAGCTGGTCAGGCATAGGCTGCCCGTAGTAGTTTGGCATTTGATAGCCATATGGATTGTACGGCATCGTTTAGTCCTCCTTGTACCAGTAGTAGATCGGGCATTCTGCGCCGCTGTCCCAGCTGTCCAGCCAGTCACCGTTGACCACGGCCAGAACATGGCCGGAACACCCCAGCACATACACGCCGTGCGGATACTCCCGGGCAAAATCTGCCACGGTGTAACAGGTGGTGCAGTCTGCCTCGACAAGGCGGCGCTTGAATCCGTGCTTTTGGAGGTATGCGCCCCATGTGCGGTTGGCGCTGGGCATATCGCCGAGAGCAAAGCCGGTCAGCGCCAATCCAATGTAGGCCTGCTCCCAGCTCTGCCCAGTGGCTGCTGCTACCGCACGCACGGCGCAATCTCCAACGCTGCTCCCGTGGGGGTTGGGGCTGAACTTGTTCCACATTGGCGCTTGCCTCCTTTGCGCCCAGTGTAGCAGAGCTGCCCGGCGGGAGAGACAACGAAGGTACAACGAAGGACAAAAAAGATAGCGCAAATAATTTATTTTCTCGATTTTACTGTTGACAAAATAAATTATTTGTGCTACAATGATGGTGTCGAGAGAACCAAAAAACAAAACGGAGGAACGAACGATGAAAGCTTACAACCTGCACGAGATCATGAGCAACGCCTGGGCAATGTACCGCAAGTGGGTCGCACCTTACAAGTACAATCACAGCCGTATTCCCAGCTGCTACACTTTTGCAAGTGCTCTCAAGCAGGCTTGGGCCGCTGCAAAGACCACTGCCAAAAAGGTCGCCGCCGGCATCGTTCGCATGCACTACAGCCAGTACAAGGCAGAGTACAGCAAGTGCCAGACCGTCGAGGGCAGCTACGACAAGGCCACCAAGACCATCGAGGTCATGACCAAGGCTATCCGCACCTTTGAGCGTCCCGCATATACCGCAGTTCGTACCTCTCGCCGCCCCAGCGTGACCGCCATCCGCGGCCTCTGCCCCCGCTGCCACACCTACTGCTACGGTGACTGCATGGCATAATTTACACACTCAACTATAAGGAGGACAACAACAATGACTAAGTTTTATGATGGTGACAAGATCCTGAGCATCAAGATGACCGACACCCGCACCGGCATCGACTTCGAAAACGACTTCTTCGAGGTCGGCGGCCTCGAGTACAACGCCGATCTGGGCGCTTACAAGGTCGAGGACGTCGAGTATCTGGCCGACTACGCCAAGAGCTACGCCGACGGCACCAACGGCGACATCGACTACGCCGTCGATGAGGACGGGAATGTCGTGGTCCCCGGCTGCACCGTCGATTATGACATCGAGGTGATGTGATGTTGTACTCATGGGCGCTCATCGACCCGGACGGCAACACTCACAAGGCGGTCAATCTGTTAGACTGGGCTCGTCAAAATCATTTGCTGTTTTTTGACGACGACATCCCAGAGGACGTTGCCGCAAAAAGGATCGCGGAAGGATTCAGGGCGATCGCCACGTCGATCCGTGGGACTCGCTTAAAATCACGCCCGGCAGCGAGCTACAAGGGATGGATGTTGGCCGGGCTTCCCACGCCCAAAACGACAGATGACGATAACTTTGACAATGTGGAGGATACCATGCGCAAAATAATCAACGGCTCTCGCTACAGCACCGATACCGCAAAAAAGATCGCCCACTGGGAGTCCGACCAGGACTACACCAGCTTTACCCACTGCGAGGAGACGCTTTACCGCACCAAGGCAGGCAAGTGGTTTATCCACGGCACCGGCAACGCGGCCACTGTGTACGCCGTCCGCCGCGGCGACGGATGGACGGCCCCCGGCGAGCAGATCGTGCCGCTCTCCGAAGAGGTCGCGCGAATCTGGGTGCTCGAGCACCTTGGCGAGGAACAGTGCGACGCCATCTTTGGCACCGGAAGTGAGGACACAAAGGATGTGCAGGCTACGGTCTACATCCCGGGTCCGCTCGCAGAAAAGATGGCAGCTCGGATAGATGCAGAGCAGTGCAACCGAAATGAGCTTATCCTGCAGGCGCTGCGGGAATATCTCAAGTAAACAAAAAATCCCCCGATGCTCCAAACGGAACACCGGGGGATTTGCTTATCCAAGCCTTATCCAAGCATTTTGTCAATGCTTTTCAGCCGGTAGCCTATCGCCGTCCGACTGTAATGTGTCTGTGCTGCAATGTCTGGCAGCGGAAGCCGCTCAACGTACCGCAGTAAGGCTATCTTACGGTCTACCCTCCCAAGCGGTGCGCTTTTGATCGCGGCGGTCATCCGCTGTCTGTCAAGTCCTCGCAGCGCAGCGGGCAGCACTACGCGAGCCGCCGCCACAGGCAGCACCGAGCCAGAAGGGCTGCGGGAGCTGTCCGGCGTTGCGCACCATAGTGCCAAGCACGGCAAACTGGTGACGAGTTCGACTTTTGAGGCTGAAAAAGTTAAACTCATTTACAAAAACAGCCTGTTTCAGCCATTGTTGTGCGTATGTAGTGCTTGCCATAATAATCTCCTTACTGCTTTTCCAGCGCCGCTCGGGCGCGGTCAAAGAAAAACTGGATGACCGCGCCGATGGTCTCATCGGTGATGGCCCAGCTGATGAGCCTGCCGTATTTGCTGGCGCTCAGGGCGGCGCGAAGCATCTTGACGACCCACGCCTTGCGCTCTGCGCCACGTTTCGTCCCCTGAATCTCCTGCTCTGCCCGCTCGATGAGGTCCAGCACCAGCGGCTTTACCGCTGCGCCATAGCCCAACCGGATGCAGCCCAGGGCGTAAAAGATAAAGCCGCCCAGCATCAGCACTGCCGCCACCGGGGCAGGGATAAGGTCAAAAAGCTTAGTTGCCAGTGCTTCCATGATTGGTCACTCCTTTTAACAGATAGTTGTCAATGTCGGTGCGGCTCTTCTGCATTCCCTCGCGGTTGTTGCCGGAGAGTTGGGCATCCAGCAGATTGCGCACCCCGTCGAGGGTCAGACGACTCACCTCGTCGATTTCGTCAAAGCGGCGCAGGTCGCGGGCAAGGGCCTGCGTGTGTTGGAACTGGACCTGCTCCAAGGTGCCGATGCGCTTGTCCATCTCATCCAGCCGCTTGTTCTGCACGTTGTCAGGCTCCTGCGCCTTTTTGATGTACTTGTGGATGATTTCCAGTACCTTGTCAATGGTGATGGCCGCAGCACACAAGCTGCCAAGGATGCCCAACACCCACAGCAAAGCTTCTTTTTCGGTCATTTGCCCTCCCGGAGACGGGTCAGACCCTTCTTCTCGATAATACGGGGATAGTTGAGGGTGGTCACGTTGAGGTCTACGTTGCCGGAGATGCCCGGCACGCTGCCCTTGCTGGTGTGCTGGTGGGCGTTGTAGTTAAACGTCACGCTGGGGGCCTCGCCGGTGTAGTCGGCCAGCCACACGTCCCACCGAGAGGACAGCCTCGCCATGTCCAGCTCGTACTTGTAACCGGTGTAGGTGTAGAGCTGGGCGTAAAAACCCATCCGCTCCACCTGTTCCAGCGCGTAGGCGGTGAGGTTGGTGAGGTCGAGGGTGCTCATAGGCTTGAGCTTGTTCTCCTCCACGTCCACGCAAACGGGGAGAAAAAACTCCTTGCCGTATACCGCCTGCCGCAGCAGGGCAAGCTCTTCGTCGGCCATCGCCTCGCTGGTGGCGTAGGTGTAGTAGTAGACGCCCACGTCTAAGCCCGCCGCTTTGGCGTTGCGGTAGTTGGTCTCAAAGGTTGGGTCGATGTACAGGCCATCTGCCCGCTTGGAGAGCTTGTAGTTGGTAGATACCGTCTTGAGCATCGCTCCCTTGTAGCCCGCCGCTGCCACCTGCGCCCAGTCGATAAGGCCCTGATACCGGCTCACATCGACGAACCGGTAGGGTGGGCCGCCCTCCCAGCCGGTGACGGCCTCTGCCTTGGGGACCTGGGGCGTAGGCTCAGGTTTTCCGGCGTCCTGCTCGTCCCCCGGGCCAAGGATGGCCCGCACCAGCTTTTCCAGAAGTTCCAGCAGCTTACTCATCGTAGTCCTCCCCCGTGATCTCTTTGTACCGCTCTGCGTCGATCTCGCCGTCGGCAACCCGCTTGGCCAGCTCCCGCTTGACCCCGGCGCGGCGGGATGCGGGCATCTCTGCCCACACCTTAGTACCGGCGATCAACCTGTTTGCCCAGATTTTATCCATTTTGATGTCCTCCTTACTTATTGACGGCGGCGTCCAGCTCGCACAGCGAGTCCTCGATAGCTGCCAGTCTCTCATCAGCGGCCATATCCTGCTCACACAGGGCGTCTTCCATCTCTGCGGCGGTCTTCGCCGCCTGCGCTGCCAGAGGGCCGGTCTTGTCGGTCATCCGGTAGTGGCGGTCGATCTCGTACCAGTCATAGCAGCGTCCTTCCGCGTCCTCCGCGCTGCGCAGCTTGCGGACGACCCGGAAGCTGTCGGTGATGGTCTGGTCGGGATACTCCCGCTCAAGCTGGTGGTAGCCGGTCAGACCGGTGTGAGCGTCGCCGATGGTCTTGAGGACTTCTGCGCCGCCCTTTGTGCCAAAAACATAATCCACGTCAGGTTCTCCTTTCTCCGATGCTCTCGGACGACGTGCTTCAGATCGCGGACGACCCGCTCTCCCCGAAACAGCCATTGATAGAGATGATAGTTGTTGCAGTGCCGGAGCTGCCCGAGGCGCGAGAGCAGGCTTGCTGCCGCTCTGGGCGTGATGGGCTTCCCCTGCCGCCTGCGCTTGCGATACCGCGCCAGCGCCCGCTTGATGTGCAGCAGATTCCGCTTGCGGGGGATGGTGTACCCTCTCCCGTACCGGTAGCCTACAGCGTCCGCCAGCCGCCCTTTCGCCCGCGCAAAGCCGCGCCGGGGCGAGGCAAGGGGCGTCTTCGGCTGCTTTTTCGCCACCGGGAACACCTGCCAGTCGCCCTTGAGTTTCAGATCGTGGGCGTTCAGCCAGCTTTCCACAAGGATGCGGAGTTTGCGCAGCTTGCGCTTGTTCGGCCCGAAAGCGGTCAGGTTGTCCATGTACCGGGCGTAATGCTTGCACAGCCCGCTCTCCCGGATGAGCTGGTCGAGGGGCTGTAAGACGGCGTTGGCGAACCACTGGGAGGTGTACGTCCCCAGCTTTACGCCGTCCCGGATGACGCGCCGGATGAGGTCGAGGACGCGGCGGTCCTTGTAGAGCTGCCGCATCCGGTCCATGACGACTTCCGGGGTCAGGCTGTCGTAGAAGTGGCGGATTTCACCGCAAAACTCGTACTTCGTCCCCTTGCGGTCGTACTTCATCCATCGCTGGATGGCGTTCTTCTCCCGGTGTGGCCCGCGCTCCCGGATAGAGCCGCAGCAGTAAAAATCCATTCCCTGCATCATCCTGGGCTGCAAGACCTGGATGAGGGCGTGGTGGACATACTGGTCGGGCCACCGGGCCGGTTCGCTGATGGTGCGCCACTTCCGGGCGTTCGCGTCCCACCGCTGGCTGACATGGGGCTTTTTCGGTTCAAAGCCGCCGACGAGTATTCGCCGCAGGTCTTCCACCCGCTGAGCCTTGGTCTCTTCCACCCACGCCGTACAGGTGTTGGGCTTGTGGCCTCGATTCCAGTGGTGGGTGCGGTTCACTTCGTCGATGGCGCGTAACAGATTATCATCTGAGATTAACGTATCAAAGAGCTTTCCAGCTCTCTTCATTCGGGATACCCTCCTTTTAGCTGTACGGACGTTCCAGCGCCCCTTGCGGGGTGTACTAGCCCGCTCCCAAAACGCCTATCTTCACCGTGAGGTGTGCGGCTGCCTGTGCCGTAAAATGTGAGGTTGGATAAAATCAAAAAGGAAGCGGCAGCCGATGTTCCCGTTATAGTTCGACGCGGCGTTGTAGTTGACGTAGAACAAACCATAGTTGGAGTAGTGGCTATAGTTACCACCGACGTAGAGGCAGGGGTTCGACGAGCTGAAGTTCCAGTTATCGCACGAGGCCTGAGAACAAAAAAGCGCCGGCAATGCACAGACAGTCCCATATAAAGTTCAGCGCCTTACGGCGCAATCATCTGAGTGGGCTGCGGCCCCCTCAGACTCCCCCGTTGGGGAGTTCCTGGAAGCGGCAGCCGATGTTCCCGTTATAGTTCGACGCGGCGTTGTAGTCGACGAAGAACAAACCATAGTAGGAGTAGTGGCTATAGTGACCACCGACGTAGAGGCAGGGGTACGACGAGCTGAAGTTCCAGTAATCGCACGAGTACGTTGCGTCATTACCGGACGCGGATGTGGGGATAAACATCGGGAAGCCGCCGTTTGTCTTGACCTTGAATGCGGACGGCCAGCCATTGGACGGAACGCCGACCGCCGTGCCATTGCTGCTGTCGCTGAACTCGGAGGGATTCAAGATGATGTTCAGGCCGTTGCCGTTGTTATAGCAGCCATCGCACCAGTCCGACACGTTATCCCACAGGCCCTCGATGTTGCGGTACTGCGTGCCGCCGTAGGTGGCCCGGCTGCTCTGATCGGTGCCGGTGTGGTAGGGCATCGAGTCGGTGTAGCCCATTGCGAAGGTGTTGCTGTTCGGACTGCATCCATAGCCGATTTTCGCCTGACTGTTCCAGTCGGCGAACTCGACGATGTACAGCAGCCAGAGCGTAAACCGCATCGCAAAATCGCTCTGCCAGATGGTCGAACCAAGATTGTGGATGCCGGAGCGGGCTGAAGAGCGGGTCATGTTCACCCTGGGGCTGCCGGTGCCGCTCTTATAGGTGCCGTTGCAGTGGTATCTGCCGATGTACACCACGTCCCGCTCACCGTGGCCGTCACCTCTGTCCATGTGGGCAGGGCTGACGCTGTAACCCTCCACCGCGCGGTCGGCGATCTGGATGGTCATTCCCCTGCCGTTTTGGGTCAGCTTGTACCAAAATTTCGGGATGCTGACCATCGTGCCGCCGGTGCGTTCGCTCTTTACCATGCCCGCCCAGGGCTGCAAGCCGTCGAAAGGACTGCCATAGCTGCTTGCCCCCGCTACATACGGCACGGGGTCGGTAAACTCTGCCGCCTCGTCGGTGCGGCTCCACTTGGTGGTGCTGGTGCCGTCCCAGCTTGCGCCGTAGATGTGGACGTATGCAAGCTCAAGGGGATAGTCCCTGTACTCGCTCACCTCCACGCTGCCCTCGGTGGTCTCGTCACCCAACGTGGCCGTTACGGTCCATGTGCCAGCGATGGGCAGATACAGCTTGATGCTTCCGCTCTCCGGCACGGTGCCGGTCACGGTCTTGTCTCCGCACTGGGCGGTGACGGTGCTGCCAGCCTTGACTGTCACGGTCAGGGTGTAGTAGGTCAGGGTCAGAGTCTTGGTGCGGCAATACTCAGCCTGCACCGTCTCCGTGGCCGCGCCGGTGCCGAGCGTGGCGGTAACGGTCCACTCTCCGTCGTGGGGCAGGGCCGTAGAAAAGCTGCCGTCCGCAGCCACTCCGCTCACGTCTTTCTCGCCGTCCGAGAGGACGACGGAACTGCCCGCCTCGGTATGCACCACCACCCGGGGCAGCACGATGCCGCCCACCGCCGCAGCGTCCGCCGCCGCGCCGGAGATGGTGAGGGTCTTGTCGGTCTCGATTTTGATAGCGTTGATGCGGTCGCCCACGGCTTTGGCGTCTGCGGGAGCGCCCTTGACGGTCAGGGTGGGGTCGGTGGTGACGCGGCCCTCAGTCTCCTTGGCAAACTGCTCTGCCCTCTTGGCGGACGCTTCGGCGGCAGCTTTGGAGCTTTCGGCGGCCTCGGCCTGCTGCGTGGCAGTCTCGGCCCGCTGCGTGGCAATGCCCGCCTGCTGTTCTGCGGTCCGGGCAGAGGCAGCGGCGGCTTCCTTGGCCTCGGCGGCAGTTTTGGCGCTGGCTGCGGCCTCCTCTGCCTTTTGGGTGGCGGTGGCGGCAAAGTCCTCCACATACTCAAGGCTCTCAGCCATAGCCTCCCGCACCTCGACGCCCCGCTTTGCCTTGCGGACGTCGTTGATGTTTTCTTCAAAAGTCTTGTTCACAGGCTCTTTACCTCCGTAGGCTCGTCATAGATGACGTCCTCATCAAAATAAAAATCGTCCCACAGCCAGTCTGCACCCGCGTAGGCGGTGGCATTGTACTTGTAGGGATTGCACGTGCCGGTGATGGAAAAAGTGCCGGTATGCCGGTCTCTGCTCTGTGGCGACACTGTCCACAGGCCCAACCAGAAGTTGGCCGGGTCCTCGTCCAGTACGCAGCGCAGCCACTGCCCCTGCAAGGCGTTTTCGAGGACGCTCTGCACCTTGCGGCGCTCATCCGGCGGAGCCTTACATTTGAGGTCAAGCCGGATGGTGCGCTGGAGGTAGTGTACTTTGCCGTCCACAGCCCGGGTGAGGTCGAGCAGGAAATCGCCGCCCGGCACCTGCACAAGCTTTTTGTCCGGCTCTGCGCCGGAGATGAGCGGGCTGCCAACCAACAGGTAAAGACCGAGGTCGTTCAAGGTGTGCAGAGAGCCGATTTTTGCCCCCATGAGCTTGCCCATAAAAATCACGCTCCTTTACATAAAGCCCTGCAGCGCCTCTGGGCGGCAGGCCGTATCATCCTGCACCCATGCGCCTGCCGCCGTCTGTCGGTATCCGCTGCCAAAGGTCACGCCGCTTTTGGACGCCGTGACGTCCCGCCGCTGGGCCAGAGCGCCGGGGAAGAGGATGGAGTAGGTCTTGCCGTTGACCGGCAGCACCGCAAAGGCCCGGCCCCTGCCCCCGGCGGCAGCCCACGCTGCGGCGTCGCCGTCGTAGGTGAGCAGCACCGCCGCATAGCCGGAGAGGTCTGTGCTCGTGGTCTGGGCCGCAAAGGTGGAGCCCGACCAGCTTTGCAGCTCGGTGCCGTTTTTCACGCCGGAGAATGTCAGGCCGTCCGTCCCGAAATGGATGTTGGCCGTGATGCTGGCGTGGCCGACGGTCATGCCGGAGGCGGGGGCGTAGTCGATGAAATCGCTGGCCGTCTTGCCCGCCTGTGTGGTGTCTATCTGCGTTGCGCCTGCATACCGGCTGGTGGATACCGTCTTTTCGGAGAGCTCGTTGGTCACGCCAAGATTTGCCACGGCCCGGTCAGTGAGGGTGCGCCGGGTCATGCCAAAGGTGTACTCCTTTTTCTCCGGGTGGTCGAGCGGCTCCACAAGCTTGGTGCAGAGCATGATTACGTCGATGCTGTGGGGCTTGCTGATGATATGGGCAAAGCTGGCAAAGGTCAGCCGCTCGGTATCATAGCCCGCATCCACAAGGTCAACGGCCTTGACCTCATAGCTCATGGTCATGAGGTCGTTCTTTTCCAGGTCCTGCACCGCGGCGGCAAAGGTGGCGTCGCTGCTGTCCGTGTCAAACTCCCTGATTTTGGAGACCACGCCAAACTTTTTTACGGCCTCGTCGTTCTGTATCCACCCGTATTCCCGATTCCAGCTGTAGCCTTTTTTCGGGAGGTACTTGTCCACGGCGCTCTGGCTCGTGCCGTTGATGCCGTAGCGCTCTTCGTGGGTGCCGGTCGTCACGGTAGTCGAGCCCCACTTAAACCAGAGGAATTTGTACTTCCACTGAGTCTTGGTCTCTTCGACAGTGTGCTTGTTGCCCATCGGCCAGATGCGGGTAAAAAGGTCGTTGGTGTCGGTCTTTTCGGTAAAATCCAGCAGATTCACGCCATATTCGATGTTCTGGGCGGTCTGCCGGTCAGCCTCGTATGCCTGGTCGCAGTAGTTGAGCACGTTCATGCCGGTGGTGGAGTTATAGGTGCAGTAAGCGTAGCCGCCGTAGGTCTTGAGCACCATTTTGCTGATGATGTCCCAGGTGCTGCCGTAGTCCTCACCCACGCCGTACTGGTTGCGGTCGCCGTAGCTCACCACGAGGCCGCCGAGGGCGGCAGTCACCCTGCCCAGCTCAAACTTTTTCATCTTGTCGTAGCTGGTCTGCTCTTCGTAGCCGTCGCCGCCGGAGATCTGGGAGTTGTGGGCTTTGATGAGGTATTCCAAAAAATCCCTCAGTTTGCCCTCGTAATTAAAGGGGGTAATGCAGCTGTCGTTGAAATAGCTGAGAGCCCCCTCGCAGTAGATGACTCGGCGGTTGAGCCAGTCGGCTTCGTGGCTGAGTACCCGTCCCCGCCATATCTCCTTGCCGTCCTGATGCACCGCCACAGCAGTGGACATCTTCTGCATGGATTCGTAGCAGGGGTGAGTGCGCAGCATGGTAAAAGTAAGGCTGCCGCCCTTGCTCACCTCGCGGGTAAGCTTGGGCGACAGCACCACAGCCTGTCGGTTGCCCGGCTGATAGACGGTCAGCTTGTTTTCGGGGTCGCCGTAGGGATATGCAAAAATCTCGTACATCTCAGTTGCCCCTTTCTGCAAGCATCTGGATATGGCCTAGCTGGTCGTTCATGCCGGGGGCGAGAGCACCCACAATGGTGCCGTCATCCAGCACGATCTGCTGATTTGCCACGTCGGGCAGATACTGCTCCACTACGGTGCTCAGCTTTGCAAGCTGAGCCTGTATCTCCGCCTGATACTTGGGGACGGAATTGTTGTTGGGGTTGTAGGTAAAGGGGTCGCTGCGGTAGTCGTAGCCCGCAAAAGCCCGCTCGTTGCCGTACCAGTAGGCGTCCTGAATGTCCAGATAGCTCATGGCGCCAGACGGGGTGCTTTCTGCCGCAGAAGAAGAAGACGAGGACTTTTTGCCAAACTTTTTGCCGAAAAAGTAGCTGATCCAGCCGATGGGGCCGGTGGCCGCCAGAAGCGCGCCGGAGAGAAGCTTGCTTCCCAGAGAGCGCTCTTCGCCAGAATCCTCGCGGGCGCGGGCATTCTGGCCCATCTTGAAGCCTATAACGCCATTCGCGATGACAGCCAGCACAGCAAGGCACTCCGGGAAAAAGGAGGCCGCTCCGCCCGCTGCGGACGCAATGGCCTGCCCGGCCCCGGCCTCACCGGCAGCCGCCGCAGCCTTCGTGCCGCCGCCGAACAGCTTGATGATGCTGCTGACGATGCCGCCGGAGCCTCCGGTGCCGGAAAGGCCCTTCATGGCGGCGGCAAAGCTCTGCACTTCTTTGGTGGAGCCGTTGACCGCCGGGGTGATGCCGTTGCGGAAGAGGTCTGCAATGCTCTGCAGCGCCCCCTGAATGCCGCCCTGCGCGTAGTGCTCATTGATGGCAGTCATTGCATCGTCTGCCCATTTCAGGATGGTGTTGCGCTGCTCTTGCGTCACCTGCCCGAAAATGACCTTTACCACATCTCCGGCGATGGCCTTGCCGTCTTTGTTCTTGATGTCGGTAAAGAGAGACTTCACCAGCCCGAAAATGCCTTTGTCAGACTGCCCCTGAATCTCAGAGATATACTTTTCGGTGCGGGAAAGCGCAGCCTGGATGCTTTTTTCGGCCTCTTCGGTGTCGGTCTTGGTATTCTGGAGCACACCGTCGATATAGGTGTTGATGGTTTTGGTGGTCTGAGCCACGCCATCGACGATGTTTTCTTCGGTGATGGTCTCGGTCTTTTCGATGTGCTCGGAGCCGTCGGCGTATTTTTTGGTGACCTCCTGGATCGCTGTTGTCACGCCGCCCTCTACCTTTCTGGTGGTGCGGGTCAGGGTGGCCGCCAGCGTTTTCGACATATCGTCGTATGTCTTTGTGGTTTTGGTCACCACGCCGTTGACCTTGGTCTCCACCTGTTTATAGGTGGTCTCGATGCCGTTGACCATCTCCTTGCCGGTCTCGGTGGTGGTCTCGGTGATGCGGTCTTTGATGCTGCCCGCGCTGTCCTTGACCTTTTCGCTCAGAGTCTGGATGCTGGTGGTCACGGTGCCGAGGGCATTCTGAGCGGTGGTCGTAGCCGTTCTGGAGATGGACGAAATGACCGTTTCGGTGGTGGACTTGGAGCCAGGCTTTCCGCTGGAAGAGCTCCCGCTGCTGCCGCCGGTGGGGATGGAGCTGCCACCGGAGCCAGCGGCAGCAGCAAGCTCAGCCTGCCGCTCAGACCAGCTCTTGTTGCTGATGCCAACGCCATTTAGCGCTGCCTGCCTGCGGCGGTCGCGGGAGTTTTGCTGGTCCGTTGATGTGCGGTAATCCTCGTAGCTGTCATAATCGGAGTAGGCGGTTTTGCCAAGGGCCTTGTTCAGGGCGTAACTGGCTCTATCCAGAGCGCTTACAGCCGCCGAGCCCAGCCTGCCAAAACTGCTGATGATGGTGCTGATCGGGTTGTCCAGGCCGAGAATCGCTTCGCCGAGACCTTTCCACCCATCCTTTTTGTAAGCGTCCTGCGCAGCCACCACCATATTGTTCAGATTGCCGATGACCACGCCGATTCCGCTGCTCAAGTCACCTGTCATAAGGCCCGCCAGCTGGCTCACGTTATCTTTCAACGTGGATACCTGGCCATTCATGGTCTGGCTTTGGGTATCCATGGCGTTGTAATATCGTCCGCCCTCTTCGCTGGCCGCGATAAGGGCCTGCGACAGCAAATCATAGCTGATGGTCATCTTTTGGACTTCCTGCGCCGATTTTCCGGTGTAGTCAGCCAAAACCTGATAGATATTGATGCCTGCATAGGCAAACTGCTTGATGTCGATAGCGGACGCCTTGCCCACGTTGGCGATCTGCTGCAAGTTTGCCGACATGCGGGACAGCTCTGCATTGCCGCCGCCTGTAGCCGAAACAGCGTCGCCCAGTGCCATGATGACCTTGCGGGAGTAACCCGCGTTTTCACCGGCGCTGATGAGCAGCTGGTTGGCCTGTGTCAGGCTCGCCACATCAAAGGGGGTGCGGGCGGCATCCTCCTGAATTGCGTCCATGGCCGCTTTAGCCGCCTCAGCGCTGCCCAGCATGTTGGTAAAGCCGGTGGTGTAGCTTTCCAGCTGGGCGTTATACTGGATACCGGTCTGGATAAAATCCTTGGCCGCAGACAGGGCCATGGAGCTTACTTTGGAGATGACCCCGGTAAGCAGGTTGGCTTTGGTGATGGCTCCGGTGAGAGAGCCGCTGGCGCTCTCAGATGAACCGCCAAACTCCGTCATGCCGATGTTCGCTGATTTCAGGGCCGAGGTGGTCTCTTTCAGTTCAGCCCGGGCAGAGGCCAGAGCAGCTTTCAGCTCCTTGGTCTGTGCAGATGTGCGCCCGGTCTTTTCGGCCGATTCATTGTACCGCTTTGTCAGCTCGGCGACTTTCTGCGCCGCTTTGCTGTACTCGGAGCCCAGCTCCGTGACAGCCCTTTTGGTGCTGTTCTGCACGTTTTGGATGCTCTGCCGGTAAGCAGAATCATCCAGCGACAGAGTCGCTTCCAGATTAAAGATGTTCAGGGCGTTTCACCTCCTCCGCACAGCTCTGCCAGAGCCTTTGCATTGTCGGCGGTGATCTGCTCCGCCGTGCGGGTGTCTTCTTTGGTGTGCAGCAGGGGGAAATGCTTGGATGCAAGCCCGGAGTAAAGGGGCTGGATGCCGAGATACTGCCCGATAGCATCGGCCACATAGTCCCGGAAAAGCTGTGCCTCCTGATGCCTGCGCACCTCGGCGCGGATATGATCCATGATGTACGACTTGCCCAGTAGCCGGAGCATATCCAGCCGGATGGTGGATACCAACCGCCGGTAGCCGTCCGCGCCGATCACATCAAGGACTGAAAAAAATCCATGAAATCCACGTCCCGGAGCGCCCGGCTCATGGCAGAGGCCAGCACCCGGGTGGGAGGCTGCTCCTCGTCCTTGTCCAGCACCACGAATAGGGGCAGGATGCCGAGGGTGAGGTCTGCCTTGTCCGTGTAAAGCAGCTTGGTCATGTCCACAGCGTTTTTGTTAGCCTGCGCCCGGCGCTTTTCCAGCCGCTCTGCGTCCGTCTCTGTGCCGGTCAGCTCCGGCTCACGGCCCAGAATGTCCATCACGCCGGAGTCTGCCACGTACTTTTTATAAGCCTGCGCACACTCATAGGTGCGCTTGAGGTATTCGGTGCCGTCGAGATCGATGATGTTGCGCATATGTCCTCCTTAGTCCCCGGTCGGGGCCTTGACGATCGAGTAAAATTCCATGGGGGCCTGAGTGGGGTTTTCCAGGTCAGCGTAGCCGGTGAGGGTGATCTGCATGGATCCGCCGCCGCGGTGAGCCGTCTTGAGGCTCAGGCCGCCGGAAGAAAGGGCATTGAAGATCTTGCAGACCAGAAAGCCGCCGCCGATCATGGGGCCAACCCAGTACAGCTCCCTGTAGTCCTTCAGGGCAGCCTCGATGCGGGGGACCACATGGGTGGGGTCGTCCGCATCGATGTCAGCCGTGCCGATGGCCAGCTTGAGCACGTCGGGGCTTGCGTTGGGAGTGGTAAAGGCGATGGTGGCGGTTGTTCCGGTGACCTCATTGCCCTGCTTGGTGTTGGTGGGTGCGTTGTCGATGTCGGCCAGCGTATCCTCCATGCTGTTGCTGTAGGAGATGGTCACGCCGCCCTGCGAGGCACATACGACATTGGTGCTGTCGATTTTGGGAGCGGAAAGTTCAAATGTGGAAAGCAGATTGCCGGAGCCTTTCGGGATGCTCTTGAACGCATCCGGGGTCAGCACATTGACCGCGAACTTTTTTGCCAGAGTTTCAGGCATAAAGGATCCTTTCTCACGGGATAAGCCGTGTAAGCTCAAAATTGAGGTATTCGCACAGATAGCCCTCGGGCGGGTTGTCGAGTGGCTGCGCCCACGGGCTGCCTTTGCGCAAAAGAATAGCGCCGCCCTCGCATTCGATGGTCAAACCATCTGCAAGGGCTGCGCTTATTTTGTCTTCGGTCTGTAAAATAGGCGTCCGTCCTTTGGCACTCGGATACCAAAGCCGGGCGTGGAATGATGCTTCATCGTTCCAGCCGCCGGGAATTGTCGGCTGATAGGTCAGATACGGAAGTTCTGCACCGGGAGGGATGTTATCTTCCAGATAGCCCGGGATGCCAAACCCGTTGAAAAACGTGTTCAGCGCCCGGTTGATGCTCTCAGACGGCCCCATCACGGCAGCACCGCCTTTTTGCACTTCACGGCCCGCAGACCCATGCCGGATTCCGGCGGGGCATTGCCCTCATCGGCTGCGCTCGTCACCTGAAAGGTCTGCCCGTCGCTCACCCGCTTGACGTAGTCAGGGAAAGCCAGCGGCACACCGGTGTTGACCAGCAGGGTATAGGTGGACGCCGTAGCCGCCTGCTCTGCAACCTGAGCCTCCACAGTTGTATCGTGGCGCTCCACGGCCTCAAACTCGGGGCCGTCTGTCCAGCCGGACACAAAGCCGCCAACACCGTCCGGCTCATAGCTGCGGGTCTGGAAACGGTATTTTTGGGTGAAGCTCTGCATCACGGTGGATGCAGTGAACGGATTGACCATGTCACATCTTCCTCCACTGATTGATCTCGGATTTATAGCGGGTCTTGCCGTCTGCAGGCAGGCCGTCCGTGCCTGTAGCCATTGTGCCGGACCAGCCGCCGAAGGACTGAGATACATACACGCCGCCGGACGGGAGCGCCTTATCGTATGCGTCGATTTTTTCAGCAAGCGCCACAAAGGCGGGCGGCACCCGCATGGGCTGTACCGTGCCGTTAAAGGTCTCGGCAGTCAGATCGCCGTCCCCGGCCTTGTGCACGCCGTCATTGAAGATGGATCCGCACACGAGGAAATACTGTCCCGGCACTACCCCGGCGGGCACGGTGTCCGGCTCAAAGGCAAACTCCCCGGCAATGGGGTCGTCCGCCCGGTCAAAAAAATTGTGCGTGTAAACGCACAGCTCAGGGACGGTCATACAAAGTCACCCCCTTGCAGATCAGACCGATTCGCCCGGGGTAATGGTCTCGACCGCGATGCCGTCGATGTATTCGGCAAACAGGGTCATGCCCATGACCGCAGTGATGACAGTGACAAAGGTGCCATAGTCGGGGCGGGTGTTCACGCCCACGATGCCGGTGTTGCTGTCCGTGGTAAGGCGGAAGCCAGCACGAGCCCAGTCGGAGTTGGTAGGATTGACGTAATACAGAACGATATTGTCCGCAGGAGTTGCGATCACCTTACCGCGTGCAATCTCGGTTTCTGCCAGCAGGAAAACGGTCTTATACCCCATGAAGTTTTTGATGTAATTGAAACCGAACTCACTCTGCTCGTTGATGACAGCACTGGTTCCCAGGTACTCGTACACGTCCAAAACATTCACGAACGCCACAACGTCGGTAGCAGTACGGTGCATGGTCTTGAACTTGTTCAGGACGCGGCCTTTTGCCATTGCCATTGCTTCCTGAAAGGTCTTGGAAGTGCCCTTCAGTGTGCCGGTATTGAGGTACTTGTAGAAACGTCCGGCCACATCGGCGGTCAGGTCGTTCAGCATCTCCTCATCGGTCATCTGAACAGCGTTCTCGTAACCATCCTCAAGGATGGCTTCTGCGGTCGTACCCTTGGCCCACTTTTCGAGGGTGATTTTCTCATAGTCCTTGGTCTTGACGGTATACTTGCTGTAGGGGATCTCCTCGCCCTCGCCAACTTTTCCGTCCTGCAGGGTACCCTGTGCATACTTGCTCTTCAGCACCGTGTTGGGAAGCGTCTCAATCTTGCGGGATACGCCCATAATGTCGCGCAGATGTTCCCAGTTGCGGCCGAAGCGGGTCACGAAGTCGATCTCGCGTGCAGTGGTCTGAATGTCAGCGGCCATCACAGTATTAGTTTTTGCAGGCATAAGTTAGTCCTTTCCATCGCCTGTCCCATTGAACAGGTCGATATTTGCTGCAATCGCGGCCTGCCGTTCGGTAGAATCCTTGATTGCAAAAATTTGGTCTTTGGTCATTTTGGAGCCGGTATTGGTGGGCGGAGTGTCCACCTTTGCGCCGGTGGTCGTGGTCGTAGCCACAAAGTCGCCCCATACGTCTTTCTGGCTGTCCATGAACTTCTTTGCGTCCTTGACCTTGCCGTTCTCGTCCAGCTCCAAAGCATCAATGTCCGCGCCGGTCATTTTTACAACGCGGTCAAAGTGCTTTTCCAGCACGCCATTGTCCTTCAGCAGCTGCTTGTATGCCGCTGCTTTCGTGGCCCGGGTATCCTTCTGGGTCTGCTGGGCCTTGTAGTCGGTCAGCGCCTTTTCGGCGGCTTCCTTGCCGCTGTTGGCTGCGTCCCGGTCTTTTTCGGCTTTGGCGAGGGCTGCGTTCTTCTCATCGAGCTGGTTCTGCAAAGTGTCCGTTTCCTCATGCAGCACGTCCAGAATTTTCTTGAGCTTGCCGCTGGTGTCGGTCGTTTCATCTTCCAGAATCGCCCGGAGGGTCTTGCGTTCGAGTGCCATGTGATAGTCCTTTCTGCCCATGCTCGGGCTGCCATGCTTGGCGATAAGGTTTATTTGCCGGACGTGCTGCCGGTGTGGTGCCGCCTGTGGGGCTTGAACCCACGGCCCCCGGATTACAAATCCGGCGCTCTGCCAACCTGAGCTAAAGCGGCATAAAAAAGCGGCTGACGCTGTACGCCAACCGCTGAGTATTTAGTTTTTGCGTGCAACTTTGGTGATACATTCGACCGCCCAAAACTTCGCTTCCTGTAATTTTGTCATGCACAGACTTTTTTCTCGGCTTTCAGGAAGTGCGTCAAGCTGCGTTGCAAGCTCAAGGAAAAGGTCTTCTGCCTCGCAGTGCGCAGTTTTCACATCATCGGGCAGGAACTTTTCTTTTGGTGTTTTGAACATTTTCTCCAAATTCATAAATTACGCCTCCTTGTTTCCTTCCTCTACGGCGATCTGCCGCAGCTCGTCAATGTGGTCCTCCACCGCCGGGCGGAGGAACGGACGGGCTTTCATGCCCCGGGTAAAGTGCCACTTGCCGTTGAAGTCTTTCCAGACCCACGGCGTTTTGCGTCCGTTGCCTTTCTCGGCAAAGATACCCGTTCCCAGCTCCACATAGACGCTGTAAAAGAGATTCGACCCGATGGTCACGGTCTTTTTTGCAAGGTCTACGGCATAGGTCAGGCTCTGCTTGAGCGCACCGCCCACGTAGCCCTCAATGCCCGTGCTGTCTGCCGTGCCAGTAGGCACAAGCAGCTGGGCGTAGTCCTGCACCCTCATGCCCCAGATGGTAAGCACCCGCTCCGCCCATGAATCCAGCGCCTCATGCAGCTGCGGGGTGTTGTCGGTGAATTTTATGTCGTAGTTAAATTTCATGGTTATTTCTTACGCTTTTTTTGTTCTGCGTTGTAATTGATGCTTCTTAAAATCATCTCGCCGGAGAAGTTATATCTGCTGTCAATGACCTGTTTTGCCGGGATTTCGCTCATTTTGGAAAAGTTTTGAGCGCTGGCGCTCCGGTATTCTTTTGCAGCCGCAATCCAAGCGTCATTGTCCGCAGTAATTCTGCTTTTGAGCTCAGCCGTCATTTTGCTGCTCGGATGCCTTTGCTTGAAATCTGCGATCTCTTTTTTGTTCTGCTCTTCCATACGCTTGATATTTGCATCAATCGTATCAAAAGCGGTCTGAATAATATCTTGCGCCCAAGCAACCTGTTTTTCGCTTCCCTTAATCGGCAGCGATGCTGCGTTAAAAGCAGCTATTCCTCCGTTGCCTGCTCTCGCGGAACTGCCCGAACCTCGTTTACTCACGGTAATGCCTCCTTTCGTATTGAAACGGCTTGATTTTTGTGACGTTCCAGTCAAATTCTGCCGGACACTTGCCGTACCACAAAATGCTGCTTGGTTGCAGAACCTCAAGTGCATTGCGGCAGTGCTTGGCAAAGCATTCCGCTTCGTATGGGTCAGATTGTGTTCCGTGGCTGGAAATGCTCACAATGGCGTTTCTCGGCTCACCATCAAAGCACCAGTCATAACTTTGCTCGCCGCACCAGCAGAGCGTTGGAATGACGTGGATGCCGTGCGCCTGCCAGTATGCAGCCAGCCAGTGCTTTTTGTAGTGCATGAAAAGCTGCACCGCAAGCGGCATATCGCTGTAAAGCGAAAAATCCGGCGAACATACCGCGCCGAACTGCTGCAAAAGGGAAATGTATTTGTCCGGGTTGTTCCAGAACCGTTCAAACTGGTAATCGTCCTTGTAAAAATGCACGCCTTTTGTGGCCTTGTCTTTGGCCGTCAGCGCATAATTGACCGGGATCCATTCCAGCTTGTCAATGCGGATGTCCGTTTCCGGCCTGATTTCAGGGATGCCATACTTGCCAACGCCCGGAAATATCATTCTCTCGGTGTTTTCCATCGGCAGAATCACGGTTCATTCCTCGGTTCTCGCTTTTTCTTTAAGATACGACCGCACTCAGGGCAGAAATTCAGCTGTCCGGCACGATGCGTTACCGTACCGCACACGCCTGCGCCTTTCCTGTGCGTTTTTGTGATAAGACTGACTTGAAACGTGGTGTAAAGGCCGTTCTCCCCTTTGGGGGAATTTTCCTTCCACCACTCAAGCCTCTCGCAAAATTTGCAAGGCTTCTTCTCATCCATGCTTTGCAGCCTCCTTTTTTCTCTTGCGTTCTTCCGCCCACCACATCTGCTCGGCCTCGGTGCCGCCCTTGGATTTATACCACTCGGTGTAATCCATGACAGGCGTGACCTCTTTTGTTACGTTGTCCCGCTGCATGGCGTTCTGCCGGGGGTACTTTCCCAGCGCAGAGGACAGCACACAGCGGCAGTGGTAGACCATCTCCGGCGCTGCGTTGGGGTCGCCGGGGCGCTGAATCTCGTAGCCCATGACCTTGAACGGCTCGTCAAGCTCTGCTGTCTGCTGGTCAAGCAGGCGGTGCATCTCACGGGTGCGGTAGTCGTGGGTGGAGTTCCAGCGCTTTTTGACCTCGATGCCCAAAGCCTGGGCGTTTCGCATCTGCTGCAAAGCCCCGGCGTTCTGGGCGCTGGTAAGGGCTGTGATGGCGTTGTTCATGGCCCAGTGGATCTCTGTATCAGCCATACCGTTTACGGCTTGCACGGCGATGTCGTGGACGCTCTTGCCCTGCACGATACCCTGCATGACGTAGCGGTTGAATATCTTTGCATCATAGGTTTTGTTGCTCTCGCTTTTGATACGCTTGTTTGGCACAAGCCGGGGGCGCTCCTGCAAAAGTAGCCGCACCGCTTCGGTGTTGTACAGGGTCAGCCCGAACGTCACGCCTGCGGCCTGTTCCAGCTCGTAGAAAGCCCAGTTTGCGCCAAAGGAAAATATGTTGTATTGCTCGTCCCGGGCCAGCTTGTAGGCCGTCTCTTGGGCTGTGGTGCAAGTCTGGGTGATGCCGTCCAGCTTTGCCCGCATCAAATCGGACTGAAAGACCTGATTTTGCAGCCAGATGCGGTAATCCTCTTCGGTGATCTCGCCTGCATCCAGCTGCGCCCGCTTGCGCTCGTCCAGCGCTTTGTACTTTGCCAGAAACTCGGTGAGCTGCTCGGTCATCTCCCGGCGGGCAGTGCCGTACACCCGCAAAATGCGGCAGCGCAGGCGGTTCAGCTGGCGGGTAGAGATGTGGTCACGGTCGGTTTGTTTCATGGTCGTCTCTTCCGCTATAGCGGTCTCGAAACACTAGGTCATGCATAATTTCGGCCTGTTTTTCAATTTCGTCCTGAGATTTTGCGTTCAGTGCGTTAATAAAAGCCTGAACAAGCGGGTAGTCTTCATTCTTACTCATCATTATTGTCCTCCTCAGTTGTTTCTCTCGCCGCGCTCTCTGCCATCAGCGCCGCCTTAGCCTGCTCCTTCTGTTCCGGGGTCAGGTTTGGCAGCAGGTCAATGGCCATGTCCTTCCCGATGATGGGTGCCTCAGAAATCACCGTTGCGACCTGCTTAGCTGTGTTGGTAATCTTGCTGCGGTTGAATGCCGGCATAGCGTTGTCAAAGCCAGCCAGTGCGCAGATCTGCCGGATGAATGGCTTGATCTGCGCCTCGAAGTCGTCCGCGTTCTGGTTCAGAGGTTCATAGGCTGCATCCAGATGGTCGTTGGTACTGTCCGCGCTGACGCAGTGCACGTCCAGACCGCCGAAGTCCTCATATACCCGGGTGTGGAGCAGCTCCAACAGAGCCTGCCGGGCCGTCACAGGGATCTCGGTGGTATAGGGGGTGATCTTACCGCCCTCGCTAGTGTCTGCGCCTGCAATGTGGTACAGATTCAGCTTGACAAGAAACTCCTGCAGCTCGCCATCGGTCATGCCGTTGAAGTTCTCGCACAGCCAGTAGATCTGCGAAAAGTCTTGCAAGTCATTGCAGAAACCGGACATCACCAGATCGGTGTTGTCAATGTAAGCTTTCAGCCCCACAAGGGTGCTCTGGTGCAGGTCGGAGCCCCACAGCGGCACAATGGGAAGAGCGCTGTAGTTTTCGCCCTCCACGCTTTCCAGCCCGCCGCCGGGTGTGGTGACGGTCACGCTCTTGTATGCCTGCTTCGGCGTTGTCTCCTGCATCACATTGCCGATTTTGCTTTCCGTATACTCGGTAAAGCCGTCCAGCTCGTACAGGATATAGTGCATATCCGTGTCCGGGTTCAACCGCCAAAAGCGCACACCCGCCTGCAAAAGGCCTGTTTTTTCATCGTACAGGGGCGCGAACTCGGTCAGCTTGAAAATCACCAGATGGTCGTTGTTCCAGAATCCGAAGCTCTCACCGTGGATCAGGGCGAAATATCCGGCTTTCTGGATCTGCTCGTCAAAGTTCTGCCCAAGCTTGCCCTTGTCCACGCCATCGTCCGCAAAGACCACGCCGTTGCCGAGGGAGTAGGTCGCCCGCTGCTTGTTGAGCCGCCGGAAAAGATTACTCTTGACCATATCGGGGCGCAGGACATCCTGCTTTGTGTTTTTGGACAGGCGTTTCAGCATCAAAGCGTAAGCCTGCGCGAAGCGTTCAGCCCCCGGGTTTTTCTGGGCGTCGTACAGATCAGCGTCCAGCGCCATTCTGTAAGGTCCGGAACTGCAGTGCTGCTGCACGAACCGCCGGATGAAATCAGGCTGTTCCCCGGCGGCTTGCGCCTGCTGGAAGGTCTGGAATGTGTATACAGTGCTCAAAATCAATCCCTCAGTTTCACAAGGCGCTTTGTGCGCACGAAATAGCGGATAGCGTCCATGCAGTGGTCATTTACCTTCAGCACGGTGTCGTCTTTGTCCGGGTCCCAAGCGTACACGCCGAACTCTTCCAGCGTGTGCTTGCAGTCTTTGTAGATCTTCAGCCGTCCGGTCTGCAGCATGGTCTGCACGTCCAGAATGCCGCTCAGGACGTCGTTATTTGCGGGGGTCTGGGTAAAGCCGTTCTTGCGCAGTTCTGTGATCAGGGGCAGGGCCGAGGGGTCTACGATGACCCTTTCCGGCTTGAGCCCGTTCAGCCACGCTTTCAGGTCTGTAACGTACTCGCCCACGGTCTTTTGCCGCTTCTGCTCTCGCCCGCTGTAGTAATACTCCCGGGTGACGATCCAGCAGTCTGCATCGGCCTGTTTTTGGAGCAGCAGGAACACCGTTGCGTTCTGGGTGCCGAAGTCACACGCCACATAGGCGCTTTTCGGAGACAGCTCCGGCAGCACGTCAATGACGTGTTTTTTCGGGTCGAACATGTCATATACAAGGCCCTCTGCCACCGTCCACAGGCCCAGAATGTAGCGCTGGTAGAAAACTCCGCTGTACTGGCTGCGGTATCTGGCCTTGATGTCCTCAGAAAGCGACAGGTTGTCGTCCATCGTGAAATGGAGATACATCATCTTGCGGGAACGGCACTTGCGCACCCATTTCAGATAAAACCAATGCTGCGGACTGCCCGGGTTGCAGTTGAACCAGAATTTTGATCCGGTGACGGAGCAGCGGGCCGTGGCCTGATTGACAAAGCTCTGCGGCATCAGGGCCACCTCGTCGAAGAATGCCCCGGCCAGCGTGATGCCCTGGATCAGGTCTTGGCTGCTCTCGTCCTTGCCGCCAAAAAAGTAAAACTCGTTGGTTCTGCCGCCCTTGCTGATGGTCATGCAGTTTTCTGCCCGGCGCTCCTTGACGTTGTAGCCACGGGCTGAAAGCTGCTGCTTGAGCGTTCCCAGCACATTGCGCCGGAAGCTGGCAATGGTCTTGCCGCACATGGCAAACTGCTGGCCGCTGTAGCAGGTCATGGCCCACTGTACGAACGAAAAGCTCATGGCAAAGGTCTTGCCCGAGCGAATAGCGCCATCTGCAATGATGCCGTTGTAGCCGCTGTATGCGCTCTGCGGTGTCCACCAGCTCAGGACCTGCTTTTGCCGCTGGCTGAGGGCTTTCCAGCGAAAGCCGTTACTTTTCCGCATTGTCGTCCTCTTCCTCTGGCAGCATCTCCACGTCATCCGGCGGGCTGAGGTCAGCGGCGGCGCTCAGTGCCTCCACAAGCCCATCGTCCGGGACTTCTATGCTGCTTTGATCTCCCAGCATGGCAAACTTGTCCACGATTGTGCCAAAGGCCGTGGAAAGCTGCGGCAGTGTTGCTTCCGCGATCTTGTCCGGGTCAGCCATCGCTTTCAAGTACAGCCCGAGAAGCTCTTGTGCTTCTCCTTGCTTGCTCTCCATGTAAGAAAGCATGTCCTTCGAGTTTTCCCGCTTTTTTTGTGCACACAAGCGCGCACTCTCCGGGTCCTCCTTCACAACTTTCTTAACGGTCGCGTCTGAAACATCATTCAGCTTTGCGGCTGCACGGTAGCTTTGGAGCTGCACATAGTCCGCAACGATCTTCTTTTTTTGCTTATCTGTCAGCCGCCGTGCGCCCACCGCCACCACCTCTCTAAACTCATGCAAAAGAAAAACCGCCCGGAAAATCCGAACGGTCAGAATATCAAAATAAGAGGCCTTGCTTGTCGGGTGCAAAGCCTCTGCGCCCGGAACTTTCGCGGCCGGATGCCCCGCTATTGCACTCCCCGCTCTCGTCAGATCATGCAAGCACTCCCGGCAGGACTCGAACCTGCAACATGCGGTTTTGGAAACCGCCGCTCTACCACTTGAGCTACCGGAGTATAAAACACCGCCCTTGGACTCGAACCAGCCAGCAATATCTCAGCTGACACGCGCTCCGTACTGCGCTCAGGCGGCCATATAAAACAGCCCTGGCGGAGAACCAGGGCTGTTGTTTGACGCACATCCCGTCGGGAAGTCTACCCACACCCTCAGGGATTCAAAGCTTTCTCTCGTGGCACGGGAGGTTAAGCGTGCAGCTTTGTGGGGGATGAGTCCATGCGCCATACGGTGCGATACGGCGGAATCGAACCGCCTCTTGTCTCTCGTGAGCGACAAGCTGCCTTTGCGTCAGTGTATCGCATAGAAGCAGCCCGCAAAACGGTGAAGGAGAACAGGAAAGCATGAAAACCTGTCACAAGGAAGGAACCGTTTCGGAGGCTGCGTGGCAAGCGGCTACCGCTTAGCGCTGAACCGCTTATTAGAATTTTACATCTAAGCCTACAGACTTGAAAAGAGCTGACCCCTCCCAAAATCACGCTGTGTTTTCTTGTGCATGTTGTACACTTTGCACGTCAGAAAACTCGTCCCATATCTCGGCCAGGGCCATACATCCGCGTTTGATTCGCCGGTAGACCACATCTGCCCCGCACACGCCGACTTCTTTTGCAATTTCCTTGTGAGATTTTCCTATGACATAGTGCTCGCAAATCGATTCGGCACATTCCGGCTCGGCTATCAGGCAGTATGCCCGCCGGGTGGCCTCGACACGCAGATTGCACAGGTCCGTCTCCATCCTTTGAAGTTGTCGGCGCTCGGTGTCCAGCTGCTCTACAGCAAAGCCCACCTTGTCCCCATTGCCACCACCTGCAGGCATCCCGCTCAGGCTCTGGGTGCATTTTTCTGCCGCGTCCCGGATGCGTTGTATTTTTTGCTTTTGGACTTCGATAGCCGCCGCAAGGTCCCGGCACTGCTGAAACCACGCCTTGACGGTGCGGTAATCCACGCCGCCCGGTGGTGTCGGCGTCTCGCTCTCAGGTGTCCATGTACGGATCATCACTTTCCCTCCTCAATGTGTAGTAGGCTCATTTGACTTGTGCGCTCCGCAAACCTCTCTTCTTCCATGTGAAAATAGGAACTGTCAATTTCAAACCCGATAAAGTCAATTCCGGCTTCATAAGCGGCAATTCTGCTACTTCCGCTGCCAAGGTGAGTATCTAGCACCTTTTGTCCAGGCTTTGCGTAGTTTTTGAAGATCCAATCATACAGCGCAACTGGTTTCTGTGTTGGATGGATTCTTTTCTCGTTCAGGCTTTTATTGCCCTGCATGATATGTCCTTCTGTGATGCTCTTACCTTGCATCATTCCAGACCACATATACCGAAACAGCCGAACACTAGAGAACAAATCCGTCGCCGCGATCTCACAGTCTGAGAAACTCGATTTTCCATTGCACTTGTCCCACACGATCCGACCGGATGCAAAACTATAATCGAAGTAGTTGCAGCCCCATACAATGTAGTGTCGGCTTACCCGGCGCAGCTCGTCGAAGTATTCCTTTCCCGGCTTCGTCCATTCCGGCGAAACCGGATAGTCACGATGTACTCCAATCTTGCTGATTTTTGACCCGTAGAATCCTCTGCGTTCAGGCCCCGAAAAATACGGCGGGTCTACCACAGCAAGATCAAAGAAATCGTCCCGGAACTCTTTCATTGCTTCCATGCAGTCCATGTTATAGCATTTGTTTAACACAAACATCATGTATCGTCCTCCATTTCTTCAATCTCGATTTCCGCCCTCGGGTTTTTCCGGTCAAGCTCCACCCGGCTGCCGTCGTGGGCGGCGACGATCTTGCTGTTGTCGTCCTCCAGCACGCGGGCTTTTACCAGGATGTCTGTGGTTGCCTCGATGAGGTTTGCCAGATCGACTCGGCGGGCGGTCTTCATGTAGTAGACGCACCGCACGTTCACACGGGCAGAGATGGGGCTGCGTGGCCTTTTGATTTTCCGCAGGCAGTCCGTCTCATAGTCCACGTATGCCTTGCTGGGGGCCACAAAGCGCCCACCTGAGCGGCTTTTGAGGATGCGGGCAGAGTTTTTCTTGGTGCGCGGGTCGCCGTAGAGGGTCAGTTTCATCTGCCGTCCTCCACATAGTACCAGCTTTGCGGCGGACGTTCGATTCCGAACGCTTCTCTCCGGCAAATCAGCTTTTCTGCGTCCCATCTGCGGCAGGTGCAACAGTCTCCGCGATGCGTACAGGGCTGTATCGCCCAGAAATCTTTAAGCCTTACTGACTCTTCGTAGAGTTTGAAGTTTGAAATATGCCAGAAAAACAGGTCAACGTAGAGTGCATTTTGTGATGCGTAGCGATGCAGCTCATCGTAGGATACGCACGAATCTTTGGCAAATCGTTCATTAAACTCGTCCCGATGCGCTGGATACGGAATCAACGCTCGTTCGATTTTATCGCATGTAAACTCGCCAATGATATTGCCATCCAACCGCTTCCATCCTTTGCCCGGGGCAATTAGGAGCCAGCCTGTTTTGGATTTGCTTTTCGTGCAATAGACATAGCACTTAAATGGAGTCTCCAGCTT